TAAGTGACGGCACCGAACAAGATATTCGATACCGTATAATACAGAAGAACGATAAGCCTTGGCTTTTCTTCGAGCCTGTTGACCCCTAATCCCAAAGCGAAATGATTGACGGTGTTGCGTCTGCCCTCGTTAATTCGGGCAGACGTATCACCGTTCCGAGCGGCAATCTGTGGGGCAAATCTGCAAGTCCTGGATTGGCTTCAAGAACTTGCTCAACGTAGCCGCTTTCGTCGCCGTACTCCTTCCGACAGATCATATCGAGCATTTCGCCTTGGATGGTAGTGTAAGCACGACTCATAACATCACCCGAACAATGTTTGGACGATTGAAACCGGCGAGAAGTTCCCGCCGGAATATCGTTTCAATTGTATACGAAAGACGTCCTTTCGGGGCATGCCGTTGGCGTCGTGGTATGATTGATCTTCGCTCACACCTTCAACGACATGCATTCCGTAGACGTTCCCAGTCAGCGTAATAAGCGGCAAAACCGTTCCCGTAATTGCGGCCTGTCGCAACTGTTCGAGCGTGGTTAGTCCACCGAACTCATGCGGGAAAAGAACACCTTCAATAGTGGTCGTGTCACTATCGCCGCCGGTCCACTGTAGGCGGTTCAAGCCGCCCACAGTCTGAATGTCAGCCCATTTTGTCGACAGCTCGCGCCTGACGCCCGTATATCCAAATTCCAACGATTGGAACATAAACGGGCCGAGACACATTGGAGTTGACATTACATTCCTCCATCAGAATATGCGCCATTCGATGCCGCTTGCAATTTGGCTGATATAGCGTTTGCGACTGCCGCGCCAATCTCAGCCGGTAAAGCGTTTGTTATTGCATGTACGACGACCTGAATATTTGAAGGTGCAGGCGGATTGGTCACTCGAACATCTTGCGTACCACTCGGCACTGTTTGCACAGCTGAAGCGACAGTTACTGGCGGACTCCCGACGATGTTGACGTTCTCTGGTCCCGAACTTGCAGGTGATCGGTATTTGCTGACATCTATAGCCATAGCTTCTTTGAACGACGGGCGCTTGCCGTCTTGTTCGCCAAACCAGAAAGTCGGATCCCATAGAGCTGCGATGCCTCTATTGTGAGTTGCGTTGAAATCTGCCGCTTTCTTCTTTTGCTCGTCGGTGTGCACACGATCATTTAGAGCATTAAGCCCTGATTGAATTGCATACTCGCCAATCTTCTCGGCAACCAACGCAACCGCGCCGCCGCGAGCGAAGGATTTCCATCCACCCCCAACGGCAGTGCTCGTCACACCCGAACCCGGCTTGCCCCCTCCCGGAGGCGCTCCACTTGGAGCACCTGCTTTGGGGGTGCCGCTGCCTAGGCCTGCCACTTTCGCGATTGGACCGGCAACAGCCAACAGGCCCGCCCCAATCATAACCCAGTCAACAGTTGAGAGCTTCATCAAATTATCGGCAAACGCACCGATGCTATCAGCACCTTTTACAGCATTGATTAATTCCGCAGCCGCAAAGGCAACTGTAGTGATCCTGCCAATCGGTGAAAGCATGAGAGCGACCGCTCCCGCAGCAATGCCCATAAGCCCGCGTCCAACCAGACCGATTGCGAGAGCGCTACCTACGGTCATGCTTCCGGACATTCTGTCAAATGCAGATCCAAGACTAGTCATAGCCCCGGATATATCACCCGCTCCGATATCGCTAACAAAGGACTTAATATCCGAGCCAATTTTTCGAGCGTGGTTTGAAAGCTTTGCAAGGTCCACCATGCGCTGATCAAATGCGCTGGTATCGCCTTCAAATGCCTTGCCGAACAGAATGTCGCCAAGATCGTTGACCATCTCACGGACGCCGCCAGTTCCGCCATAACCCAAGCCGCTCACAAGCCCAGTGAGCGACATTTGAATTTTGTCGATCACTCCCACACGCTTGTCGAGAGTGTCGACCACATCACCGACGCCGAGTGAAAACTCTTTCAGGGTTGGTAACCATGTGTCACCGTACTTGATACCGCGCGCACTCAGCTTATTTCCGAGAAGTTCAAGGACGTTGGCCGCAGTGTCTGCCCGGATCATGTACTCCTGAAATGCTGATCCTGCGTAATCAGCCTCCCGACCCACAAGCCCCAGCTGTCGCCGCAGCTCTTTCGTATCGCTGATGACAGGCATCAAGGCGCGAGCTTCTTCGCCGAAGAGAGCAAACGCATTAGTTGCCCGTTCCCATTCCGGGAGCTTTCCTATTGCGTCCAGCACCTTGAGAGTGGTCTTTACGGCATTTTTCTGCATGTCCTTGGCCGCTGCCTTAGGCGACATGCCTATCCGTGCCCAAGCCGCGCGAGCCGCCTTAGCGGTATTGTCGCCCTTAGTGAGCGCCTTGCCCATATTACGAAATGATGTGGCAGCGACTTCGGTTTCCGCACCCATGGCGACCATAGCGCCACCGAACGCAAGCGTTTCTGTTGCCGAAAAGCCAAACATTTTACCGGTTGCCGCAACGCGCTTTGAGAAGTCGACGAGATCCGGAGCCTTCGCGGCGGTATTGTTGCCTAAGTGGTTGATGGCATCAGCATAAAGCCCAACCCCATCAACCGACAAATTGAGCTGCGTTTTAATTTTGGCGAGAGCGTCGGACGTATCTTTCTCGCTTGTTTCCCAAGCTACCGATACTTTCGCCACCTGTTCAGTGAATTTCCCCAGTTCTTCGTATGGAATATTCGACTGTCCGGCAGCTGCCATAATATCTGAAAGGCCCTTGACCGAAGTCGGGATCACTTTCGACATTTCGACAATTTCATTTCTCAGAACAGCGATCTGCGCCGGAGTGCCATCAACAACTTTGCGGACGTCGGCGAATGCCTCTTCGAATTTGATCGCGGCACCGACCGTGCCCCCTATTCCTTCGCGCAGACCGACATAACCAGCACCGATTGCAACGAGGTTGCGAACCGATCCAGCAGCTGAAAAGCCGCCCGGCCCCCGCAAGAGGGCCGAACTGGCGCGAGAAGCACGGGAATGTAGACGATCAAGATCCGCTCCGATAACACGCGCTGGGCCTGAGATCTTATTAACGAGCGAAACTATCAGTTTTGAAACAAGCGTACCCATCACGCACCCGGTTTTTTTGGTTTTTGAGGCTTGGATAGTTCAACGACCTCGTCGTGCCACCGGACGGCTTCTTCTGGTGGCATTTCAAGGAACGTCGACAAGGGTGTGAAAAGTGACTGACTAAGCCAGATGGCTAGTCGTCGCCATCCGAACTTTCCGTGTTCAAGAAAGGGCGCATTGCTTCGGCACACTTCCTGTAATCAGTCAGAGACAGGGCGTGCACTTCTGGAACGGTCGCACCGGAGAGCTGCGCGATCATTACAGCTGTATAACCGTTATCGCCCGTACCCTTTGCAGCTGTTTCGACCCGAACCAGATCGCCTAGGACCGGCTCACGAAACGACAGTTTGTCTGTTTCCTTTCCTGCAAGGGTGTAGGACTTGGAAAGCTGGAGTGTGGTTTCATTGCTCATGAGTTATCGGGACCTTAGACCAAAAGTGCGTTGCGGATGGGTTGGGTGACGGAAGAGCCGCCGACCGAAACATCGAAAGGCGACATTTCCAGAATGGTGCGACCTTCGACTTCGAGGCGATAATAGCGAACGGTGATTCCGTAGTCGTTCTCGGCCATATCGCCGGGCTTCCAAGAACCGTGATCGTTCTTCATGAGACGCCCACGAATATAGCCCGTGGCGTTAACGACCGTGCCGTCTTCATGCGCAAGCGCACCCGTGATCATAAATTCACGCTCTTGCCCGACGGCTAGGCCAAACAACTGAATGACCTGCGGATCGAAGCCGCTCATCTTGAAGCCGCTTTCAAGCTTCTCGTAGCCCAAAGGCACGTCAATCGGCATGATCATGCCCGCATTGCGCAATTCTTCGAGCTTTTCGGTTGGCACAGGCAGCGTGACTTCGCTCGCCTGTCCGATGAGTGAAACGCGGTTTGCAAAGATCGTGCAATTCCGCAGGATATAACGAGGCATGTCAGACATGGCCTAACCTCTTAATCGTTGAAACTTTAATGATGGAGCGAATGAGGAACAGCGTTAGCCGTATGTGCCGTCGCCGATTTCCTGTGCAACCTGATTGAGCAGCAGTTCGTAGCTGACGACATTTCGATGTGAAGTGATCTGAATATCGGTCATCGGTGCAGGAGGCTCAAACTTCACGCCAAGCTTGACGATGCCCTGTGCCATATCGTTGTCGGTATTGGTTTCGAGCAACCAGACGTCATGCCCCGGCAGGATCGCACCTTCAAGTTCCATGGTACGAAGGAAAGCACGACCGCTTTCGACAAGGAACTTGAGGTTAGCCCGTGTGAAAGGCTTATCGACAAATTCCAGATATGCCTTTTCAAGCGCTTCATTGATCGCGTCAGCGGTGCGGCGAACTGGAATGAACTGCCACAATAGGTCTGACGCGCACGTCCAAACGCCCCACAAACGGAAACCCGTACCATCAATATTGACGATAGTGTTGATACGGTTTTCGTTGAGATAGTTAGACTGATCGCCGTATTCAATCGGGCGGTTAACCCCGACGATGCCACTAACCGGAACGTTGGAACCAGCCCAATGGAAACCTTGCTCAAGGTCCATTTTAGCTTGCTGCCCGACGAAAATCGAGGAAGACGGTGTCGGTACGTTCGCAGCGAGATCAGTGTCAAACTTTAGAACCTTCGGATCACAAACTACGACGCGTGCCGAATTGATCAGGCTGCGGTACTGGACTGCGGCTTGATCGGTCGTATCGGGACCGTCAACATAGGCCAGCGCCTTTAGAGAGTCTGCAACTGTCGCCAGCTCCGCCACAACAGGATTGATAACAGATCCGATGTTTCCGGTTGCCGCAGCGCCCTTGGCACCCTCGCCGCCTGTGATTGTCACAGTCACTGGCATACTGTAGCCATAGCCAGCCTTGCGAACGATAACAGATCTAATTGCGCCCTCATTGACGACAGCTTCCGCGACTGCCCCGGTGCCGGTCCCGCCAGAAATTGTTACCGTCGTCGTTGCCTGTGCATAACCATTTCCGCCAGCAGTAACATTCACCGATGCAATGCCGTCTGCCGGCGACGTCTGTGTGAAGCCGGGAGCGATTAGCAGCTTCGGCTTATAAAGGCCGTCCGATACCGCACGACGAAAAGCGTGAACACCGGAGAATGCCGCGCGATTACCGACAAGGTTTGCCCAAGTCTCAGTGGTAGTTTCACCCTCTTCGACCCGAACAACAACAATAGGACAAGCGACCTGCGCTTGAACAAGGTCAATCGCACGCTTCAACGTGCCATCATAACCCATGCTGATTGCATCTTGCGGACGCAGGATCTGCGCCGGTTTATTCAACGGGAAAAGAAGTGGATCGACGCTCTTTGCAGTGCCAATGATACCAACTACCGCAGTACGTCCGATCCGAACAAGTATCGGGGTTTCTGCACTCTCAAAAACACGTGTGCCGTGGTGAAATGGAACGGTTGCCATTGCGTCTTGCTCCTTTGCTATGGCGCGTAAAAACACCAAAGTCCGGCTCCATAAGCCGGGCTTGGATGCAAAAACTAAGTTGTGAGATTTGGTTAGAGCTTCGAAGCCTCTCGCCAGAATTCGTCTTTTTGTTCGACCGTCCATCCGAGCGCGAGGCGAACGGTATCGCTTAACGGGTGCAGGCGATTGAAGTTCTGCGCACCGATAATGAACATTTGCGCTTCAAACTGATCGTCTTCGGTCGGTAGCTGGTCGATAATCGCTTGCAGAGGCGCGGGGATAGCGCCGCTTTGGAGTGCCGCCAATGCTTCCTGACGGCTGATGATCCCAAGCACCGCGAGATACTGGAAGAACTGGCGGCGGCTGATTTCGTCGGGTACGGGTTCCGGCTGCGGCTCTGGGTCCTTGTATGGAAGGATAGGCCCATACCTACCGGCCATAGCATCATCCCATAGTTTGCGGCCTTCCCCGGTATCGTAACCTTCGTGAATGGTCACAGGGATTGTGCCAATGTCCGAGGTGAGTACGGTCGCATCAAGTAACGAGTGATCTGCGCGAGACCATTTAAGGCCTACCACATCTAGTATGTTCATTAGGCGATCCTTTTCCACACTGTTGCGTAGTTGCCGGAACCGACGCCGCAACTCACCCAAGAACCACCGGGGGAACCACCCTGAACGTTGCTACTGTTGGACCACTGAAGTAGCGATCCAGCAAGCACACTGCCCGGTGGAAATGAGGCCAGTTGGTTAGCTCGCATCATGGCGAAACCACCAACAGGCACGGTTTCCGACAAGAGGTAATCTCTTGTCCGCCAATATGCTCTGTCTTCAGTATAGACTTTGGCTTGGTATAAGCGGTCATCCGCAAACTCTCGAGCTCGTAGTTCAATTCGAGCATGGATTGCGGTGTAAGCATCGGCAGCTCCCCAGTTCTGCCAGATTGTGCCGACGATATTGCCATTAGTTTGAAATTGGGCGCCCGCCGCAAAAAGTACGCCGTCAGCTATGAAATTACCGTTCTTGCCGTCAAACGTCCAAGTCTTCTGTGCTTGGCCATCGTTATGCATGTGAATGAGCTGGTAACTCGTCGCCTGCGCATTAGTACCGAGATTGATAACCCCCTGTGTCCATACTCCGCCCCATGCACTGGTATTGTAAGTTGCGTTTAAAACCGGAGAATAGGTGTTGCCAATAGTGGTCGTCTGAGCCTTGAACGGAACGCGACGTTTAGGAACGCTCGCATACGACCCTCCAGCACTGTCAGCCCAAAAGCTCGCAAGCCAATCTTCACTTGGCGTGGCGGCTATTCCGCCGAGAGAGCCTGTGAGAATGTCGCCAGCTTTCTTGATAAACACAGCGGACAGTGCTGCCTTTATGTTCGCCCATGTCGCTTTGAACATGGTGGTGCCGCCACCGGCAGCAACACCAGTGAAGAAGTCGCCGTCGTCAGGTGTAGACTTGGCGTTAGCGCCAGCGATTGCAGCGCCAACGGTAGCTGTTGTGGTCAGCGCGGGGAGTTGCGCTGTAGGCACCTTGCCTCCGCTGTCGAGGGAGGCGACGCCACCGGCGGCACCTCTATCCACGGTTCCAAGTGCGTCAATGTTTGAGCGTCCTTGCGCTCGTTGCGCAAGGTTAAAGTTCGTTGCAGCGTCGACACGCACACGAACACCCAACGCGTCGCCGACGGTTTTGGCAAAGTTAGGATCGTTCCCTAGAGCGTCCGCCAGTTCCTTTAACGTGTCGAGGGCCGTGTCGGCTCCGCTTAGGAGATCATCGACCGCCTTTTTGATCGCTTGCGCAACCTCTTGAGCGGTCATACCATCGGTGATGCCATAACCGCCGAGCGTGGTCGGCCTATTCTCCAAATCAGCAAACTTGTGCGTGTGATTGCTGTAGGAAGTTTCGAACGACCTGATTTTGGCATCAATTGCAACCAGAGAGGTCGCTATTTTAGTGACCTCATTAATCTGGATGCCTTTAGGTGACGGCAAAGGCCAATCGTAATTTGCCGTATTAGCCATCTATCACACCTTTGAAAGTAGCATGCGAACGGCCGAGATTTCCGGCCGCGCAGCTGGCGTGCCGGTAATCGTTATCAGCGTTCGCGCATCGAGGTTAGCCGCCGGATAGGCGGAGCGGATAAAAGTTTGCTCAACTAGGCCGTCGCCGAGTTGGGTGGCGCTCGAAACCGCAACGTTCGGGTAATCACCCGGCATTCCGATTTGAACCGCTGCTGACGATCCGGCAGGCAAGCGCGCATCCAGTGTGACCAGAACGCGGTTGGTATCTGCGGCGTCGATGGCTCGCGTCGCATAGTTCGCAGTCGTCTGTATCTCGCCCTCGATAATCTGGATATCGGGGAACAAGAACGGCGTAACGCGTTCTGTGCCACGCAAGATCGCCTCGACTTGAATATCCTCATTCTGGATATACTCGTCGAACCGGATCGTTTGCGATGGTGCCGACGTGATCGTTTCACCGCTCGCGCGACGAAGCCTGATCGACACGTCGACCGAAGGGTCTGGATATTCGACACCGGCGCGAATGATGACGTCCGACATTTTATTCGCTTTGAAAGTGCCGATAGGGATAACCCGCTCAACAGGATCAAACCGACAGCCGATCATTTCAAACCAAAGGTCCGCTTCGTTGTGAACCGTCCATGTCGAAGCGTTCGACGAGGACAGCAGCACACCAACGGTAAACGGCTGCTCGGAAATAACCGCCTGGGTATCGATATCGATATTGCCAATCTCGGCAATGAACAAGGAGTGTTCGCCATCGTCTGTCAGAGCGACGAATGCAAATTCCCGACCACCTTGCAGGAAAACCGGGAAATTGAAACGTGACGTAAAGACTTCGCCTTCCACCAAGTCAGTGCCGGGGACAAACGCTTCGGCCAGAACCGTTTGCGTTGGCATTCCGATTTCGACCGTCCGCAGCTGTACCGCAATCGAATTGCTTCGAGAGCCGATCTTTGCGCACATCAGTCGGATGCCCGATAAGCACCACGATTGAGCCAGCGTGAACGTCTGTGCAAGCGGATCGTGACCGGTTCCACCTCCACCCCCTCGACCTTCACGGTTTGCAACAGGTGTCGCATTGTTCGCAGCAACATTCGTTACGTTGGTGACGTTCGTCACATTGTTGATAACGGTGTTGTTGACCACCGGCTGCGGCATCGTTTCGGTTGTCGTTTCAAGCGACGACGTCAGACGATATTCCTCGACCGTGATCGAGCCACGTCCGACATAGGTGCAACCCGCTTCGGTTCCGGCAGAACCTTGGAAGTAGATCGACTTC